ATGTTGTATTTTCCATAGATTTTATTAGTGTAACTTATTGTTCGGTTATATATATACGAAAAAAAAAGAAACTCACCAAGTTTAAGTGAGTTTCCTTTATATTTATTTTTGTTAAATTAGAAGTTCAAGATACAATAATCCATTCCTAAGTTAACTGATAATTCTTGAGCCGCGTTTTCATCATCCCAACTGTAGTCACCAAATTTAGCAGATTTAATAAATGCACCTTTGATAATCCATTCTGACACGATGTCACCAACTGGTCCTAAAACGTTGATTGTTACGTCTTTCTTGTAAAAGTCGGAGTAACCATCTCTACCTGTAACAGATTCGTGATGTAAACGTACCCATTCCATTACTGACTGAGCGCCTGATGGTGTGATAGGGTCAAACAATGTCATTTCGATGTCATCCCACTGTGCTTTACCTTTAATTTTGCGGTACACGTTAATGTGGTTTAATTTGATTTCGTCCATTGTTACTCCTACAGCACCAATTTTTTTAATTGTGTATGAAGGAATTCCGTCAACATACATGATAAAGCGATTCTTTACTTTTGGTTCGAATGCTGTGAAAAATATTTCGTTTGGATCTAATATTGCCATTGTGTTTTGTTTTGTTATAAATATTATGTTTTTAAAAAATCTCCCCTTCTTTTGGAAGGGAAGATGTATTTTTTATTATGCTGGGAATGTTGCTCCAGTTGGTGTAACGTTGAAGTCTAAGTAAATGAATTCTGCTGTTTTAGTTGGTTGTAAATAAATTTGACCTACTAACTCATTTCTATCAATTACATCAGGAGTGTTGTTTGAATCATCCATTATCACTTTGTAAGCATACAATCCTTGTCTTTGTTGAACACTTGTTAAATATGGATTTACTTGACTTAAAAATTGATTTCTTGTTGCAATTGTATTTTGTTCAAACACTAAGTTATTTGCTACTTGAGAAATGTATGATTTTAAAGCAATCAACAATCTTCTAACATTTACTCTGTCTAAAGCACTAGCTCTAGTTTGTAATGTTTTCTGACCGTACACTACAACACCTGTTCCAGGGAATGTAGCAATTGGATTTACTTTTCCTGTGTATAGAGTATCTCTGCTTGCTTGAGACAATTTTTGTTCTACTCTAACTACTTGAGACAATCCACCTCTGTTTATACCTGCTGGTGCAAACCAAGGTTCAGATACTGAATCGTTGTAAGCGTAAACACCTGCAATTACTGTTGATGCTGGTACCCAAGCTAAGTTTCCTGTTCCTGGATCTACAATTTGACACCATGGCCAATATTCTGCAGCATATGAAGTATTTCTTGTTGCCGCTGCAGATACAACTGTTGATACAGTTGAGTTATAAGCTACTGGATCTAATATAAAAATGTTATCTCCTCTATTTTGAGTATTTGCTATAATTGAAGATATTTGTGAAGTATTAGCAGCAGCATCATATAAACCTGGAGTTAATAATATATTAAATTGGTAATCATCTTTATTTGATAAAAGAGCAATCATATTAGTATAATTTCCTCCTACTAAACCTTGTGAGTTTGAAGATGCATTAATTTTATCATAAAATAAAGCTCCACCTTTGATAGTACCTGATGCTCCACCAAATGAACCAGATGAAACTATAGGTAATGAACCAGTATATATATTTTTTGCAACCCCATTGTTATCAAAATAATTAGGAGTAGTAAAATTTACTTGTTTTACAAAAATATAATTTGATCTATTAGCATATGAACCACTAATTTCCATTTGGGTATTGGCAAAGTTAAAATTTTCAACCTGATCACCAATTACACGAGCAATATAGTTTCCAGACAATGGATCTAATGATAAACCAGTCCATGTTTCTAATACTGTAGGAGTAAGTGAAGTATCATCTCCTCTTCTAACCAATAAATCAAATGTTCCAGATCCTGAGTTTGCATTCACAATTTGCCATCTTACATTATCTGATGAGCCACTTGGTAAAGCATTGTTAGTAGTTTCTGTGGAAGTACTATTCATAATAGCACCTTTTGAAAGAGTAGATAAAATAAATGGTGAAGGACCACCTGATGTTGGACCACCTGATCCTGTTGGAATTAATGAACTTGTAGCATTAGTATAATCAGCTGAGCTGCTTACTACTCTAGCTACTAACAATGATGTTCCACCATTGATAAAGTAGTTGTATGCTGCAATTGAAGTAAAGTAAGAATAAGTTTGACTATCAGTCGCACTTCCACTTACAAAAGTTGTGCCAAATAATGTTGTAAATTGACTGTAAGTAGTACATACCACAGGTGCTTCAACTGGGCCTTTAACTGTTGGTCCGATAATTGCTGCTCCTACGATAACTGGTCTTTTTGATACAAAAGAGGAGTCATTTTCTCTTGCTAGAACGCCAGGTGATATTAATGTTTCTGCCATTTTTTATTATGTTTAATTTTGTTATAAATATGGTAAAAATGTTTAAAAGTTAAATGTTCTTTATTTTTTAGGAATAATAAATTGTTTATTTTCTGCTGGTTTTACTTGACGTGGAATAAGATACATATCTGCTATTTTTTTTGGAAAAAGCATAAGTCCGTTGTAACTATAATACCAACCATATTTATCCCATTCTTTTTTAATATTTTCTATGTCTTTAGACATTTTTAATTGATCCCAAGTTTTAAATTCAATACTTTTAAGTAATTTTTGAGTAATGTCATTTGAATAATCTCTTCCAAACAAATACAATTCCATTCCTTTATCTCCTGTTTTTTCAGATTGTTTTTTTGAATTTTTTAAATCATATTTTGCATCATTTGATGAATCTACAGATACATAATGTTCTGGAAATAGTGGAGTTGTGTCCCATTGTGTTTTAAATATAGATGATGGTCGTATTAAATTTTGAGGTATACTTTTTAAACCTTCAGGATCCTTTAATAATGGATATATTTTTGGATCATTTGTAAATTCAAAACTTTTAAAATTAGGATAAGGATGTTCACCTGTTAAATCAGAAACTGCTATTTCTTTTGGATTAGGTTTATACTTTACATCTAATGGATTTCCATCTTTAGGTTGAGTGTATGGTATGTTAGATTTTGGAGTACCTTCATATATTTTATAAGGTATATTCATTTTATCTAATATTTGGGTTATTTTACTTAAATCTATTTGAGACTTCTTATTTGTAAATATATCTATTCGTTTAAGATAAGGTATAAAATAAAAATTTCTTCCATTAGTTAATATCGCCTCTTCACCTAAATCTTCTCCACGTCCAATTTCACTGTATTCTGAGCCATATGCAAACGAACGTATTTTATATCTAGTACTGATTTTGTCTCCGTCTAACATTATTCTAGCTATAGGAGTTGATTTCATATCTTGAAAATCCTTAGTAGCCATATTTGGTCTTATAGATGTAGAAATTGCCTGTTCATCATTTGATATCAAATATTGAGATTTAAGTATGTTAGCAATATTGCTAAGAGGAGTAAAATGATATAAATCTCCTACTTGTTTTGATTCTTTTAATATATTAACTAATTTTTTAGGATTTACTTTATCTTTAATTTGATTTTTTAAGAAATCAAAATATTGTTTATTTCCTACAAAATATTTTTTAGCATCTCCAGTGTCTGAGTATTTTAGAGTAATGCTGCCGTCTAAATTTATTTTGAAATCAACTCCTCCAAATACTTCTTTAGGTATAAGTCTAAGAAGAAGATTCATTGTTACAGCGTTAGGTGTTTTAAAATCTAACCTTTGTACCATAGGTAATAAGTCTTTTGAAACCATTCCCCAAGTCGGTTTATTTAAAGAAGACAATTCTTGCATTCCTTTTAATATTCCCCTAATATTTCCTCCAACAACTGCCAATTTATACATTCCACTATTTTGTAATCTAGCAGCTACATATCCTTCTTTATCTCCAAAAAATTCCCAATCTTCTGCTCTTTCAAAAAATTTATCTTCATCCCAAGCGCTGCCTACAGATTTTTCATATGAGTTTTTATATAATTGATAAATATTAATTTGTTCATCATCATTTAAATCATGTAAATTGAAACTCTCAGATATTGTTTCTTTTAATAAATTAATTAATTTTATCATTTTATATAATATTAAACACTTACAAATTCTCCTTTTTCAAGATTAATTGATCCGTCGCCATATTTTTTCTGAAGAGTTTCTCCTGCTGTGATTTCTTCTTGACGCAACTTCTTTAATTCATCTACTAAATGTTCTTTTTGTAAATTGTACTCTTGAATTCTTAGTTCAATTATGCCAAATTGTTCAGTTAATTGAAAACGTTTTTCTTGAATTGCTTTCAATTGTGTAATTTCTTCTTGTGTTAAAACTTTTACTGTCATATATTTTATTGATTAATGTTGTTTATGTTGCTTACTACTTGTTCTGTTACTGTAATTTTAATTATGTCTGGTATTTTCTTTAATGCTGTTAAGTCTTTTTGTGGCACATCTGGAACTATATATCCATTTAATTTTATGCTAAATGTACTACTTACTGTTCTTTCCTCTTTGTCTGACAATTCTGTTTTAATAGCAAACGAGTCAATCATCGCTCTAAACTGAAACTTTGAAGGATCACCCCAATATGAATCAGATGCATACTCAATTGATTCTACAATTTTATTCAGTTGATCCATGTAATAAGTGTTAACAGCACAACTGTAAGTTACAGTAATGTAGTCTGGAATTACAACTGCATAATTTGTTTTTTGAGGTATTACATTGTTTAACACATTGAAATTATCGTACCCATTTTGTGGACTGTACTTTTTTCTGTGAATGGAAATGTTGTTTGGATTGTTAGCGTCTAACTTGTTTGCTATGCTCCTTACTTTGTCAATGCTGTCTCTTTTAATCATGATGATAGGCATCATAATTCTTCCTTGTGAATCTCTATAGTATCCGTCTTTTTGAAATGACTTCCACTTTTCAGGTGAACCATATATAATAGGCACTTCTAGTCTTTCTCCGTTTTGTATTACAAAAGGTTTAATGACATTTTTAAAGTAGTAAAATATAGACTCATCTATGTCTTGAATGCCTATAGAAAAAGGTTTAACAGTGTCTCCTTTAAAGGAAATTTGTTCGCCTCTGTTTATTTCATTTGCTAAATTAGGATTTCCTACTTCTTGGTCAAAAGGAACTTGTTGAGAAACACTAATTTCTCTTTGTGTTTTTGGTATTGGTTTTCTTCCTTTAGTTGCCATTACATTTATATTTAAATATGAACTTTTTACAAGTTTTATATTTTCCTCCTAAATGAAGTCTCATATTAACTTCATGTACACCTATATATTCAGCGGCTTTTTTAGCAGAATCAAAATTGTTTATTATATTTCCTTCTCTATTAAATTGAATTACAGATTTTTCTTTTGTTTTTCCTATCTTATCACCTGTTCCTAAGGGAAGTGGGATTCCTGTTTTTATTTTACTTAATTTTTCTCCAAATCCTAATGGTTTTGGTTTTGAATTAGCTTTACCTATTTTATTTTTAGTTTTTTCAGTTAAAAAATATCCTCCTTTTGAACCTCCACCTCCATCATTTATATTGTTTAATATAAATCCCCAGCTTTTAAATAAACTTATGTAATGTTTTTCCCAAAATTTCCAATCAGAAGTAGGTATTTCATCTATAACATTTATATTTAAATTTTTTTCTTTTTTATATCTATGATCATTTAATCTTAAGTTAGGAGAATTTTTAGTTTTTCCTATATATAAAGGAACTCCATCATCTTTACATAAATAATATATATAAGTAATATCCATTTATTATAAATATTACAGCCTTGACTTAATAATTCCAAGTCTGTCACTTGGAACGTAATGACACTCACATGTTACATTAACATTGTATCCAAACTGGTCTAAT